CAAACATAGCTACATTGCTAGTATTAGACAAGAGTTTGCACTTCTATGGAAGAACGAGAAGATAAAGAACATATAGATTGGGGGGAAATCTTTGGTCATAGTGTTCGTTTTATGATTCTTGTTTGGTCGTTAGCAATGATGACTCTTGGATACATGGATAAGATTCGTAATGACGGAGCTTTTTTAGCTGGCTTAACAAGTGGCGTCCTCGGTTCATACGGTATTTCTGTTAACAAAAAGAAACCTACAAACGCTGCTAAAATGATAGATAACAAAGATACAAAGGTAGGTATTCAATGAAAAAATTATTATTACTAAGTTTATTTATAGCTGCACCTTGTTACGCAAACGGAGTGCCTTCTTGGACTACTGGTTCTAGTAACCGTACAGAGAATACTACTCAGACAATAACTCGCTCGGTAGTGACTGAGAAATATGGGGCTGCAATTAATTCTTGGGAAGCATCTAACATAGAAGTTACAAGTGCTTCTAGTGGTGGTATAGCTCATTCTGATGCAATATTCACACCAAAAACTGTAACTGCTGATTGGTCTTTGTCTATAACTACAAGGGCTGCTAATCAAATGACTGAAAAAATTACACAGAATGATTCGATTACGACTACTAGCGTTATCACTTCTTTGTCTGTCTTTAGTCAGTAATAAAGCAAGAGCCGAAGGCGATACAAACGTACAGGCACAACCTAATGCTGTTGGTAATTCCAGTATTATTAATCAGAATATGAATATCAATAATGGAATGACAGGTAAACAGCAGTTTGGAAACTTAATTTGCAGTCAACCTACTATGGCTGTAACTCCTTTTTATACAGGAAATGATGCACAGGGAGAAGATACTTATTCTATAAATGAAGGTTGGGGAGTTCAGATGAGCTTTATGATACCTCTGGGAGATAATCAAACTTGTAACGAATTATCCAAAGTAAAGCTAGACTTAGCCAAAGAAGAACTAGACAAGCAAGTGCATGATAAGCAGCTAGTTCGTATCTTGAAGTGCGGACAGCTTCACGCATCAGGCTACATGATAAACCCTAAGTCTAAATTCGCATACATCTGCAATGATGTAATCAATATACGAAGTTATGTAAAAGCCAACGCAGAAAAATTTAAGTAGGTAGTTTAGACACCACAAGAGTTACCCAATACAGGTATGTGAACACTACCTACGTTATTTATTATCCATTTTTTCTTTTACATTTGCGACTTCTTTTTTAAGAACTTTTTTAAATATTTTTGTCATTATTTTCTTTAATTGATTAATAACGCTTTGTAAAACTATTGAACCTGTTACTGCTGCTGTGGCACTTACACCAGATGCTATTACGCTTGATGCAATTACTTCTGGTGCAGGTATTGGGAACTCTCCAAATAGAGGTATATTAAATGTAGCTACAGGTTCTTCACTTGATAAAATTTCTTTGGTGTTTGGCAGGTTTGTCGGTATTGTCTCTGGTTTTACTTCTAACCCTTCCTCCTTTGAAGATGCTTTTTTTTCTTCAGCAGAAGATTCCTGATCTGCCAAACCCGACTCTACCTGTTCCAGACTTGGAAGAAGTACAGGGTCTAGATATGGAATCTCTGCCACAGGTGGA